TTCACGGCAGCGCTGCGCAAGGAAAAGGTCGTGCCAGGCATCGGCGGCGGATTCGTGGTGTTGGGCCGCTCGACTTCGCAGATGAGCATCAAAGAGATGGCCGAGCTGATCGAGCTGATGGAGGCGTTCGGGGCTGAACGCCAAGTGCGCTTCACGGCTCCGAAGTGGATGCGGGAGGGATCATGACCTTTGTCATCCGATACGCCTACGCCGGAGTCAAGGGCACAGAGCGCGTGCATGCAGCGGTCCCGCCGCTGACGATCTGCGAAGCGCTGCAGATTCTGGCTGAGCCGGTCGTTAAGCGCCTGCCGCGCGGCGCATACGTTTGCGTGCTGGCGATTGTGGAGGGCGGGTTATGAGCAGAATCGTATGTCAGTTTTCGTGCGGCGCAGCGTCTGCAGTGGCTACCAAACTTTCAATTGCCCAGTACGGTAATCGCTGTGTAATTCTTAATGCTTTCATCAAAGAAGAACATCCAGACAATCGCCGTTTTCTAGCTGAATGTGAAGCATGGTTTGGAATGCAAATTAACGTTTTGCGCGATAACAAATTTGACGCAAGCGCAATCGAAGTGTTTGAGCGAGTGGGATATATCAAAGGCCCTCTGGGCGCTGCTTGCACGAAGAGAATAAAAAGAGGATTGCTTAAAACCTTCGAGAAGCCGGGAGATGTCTTGGTTTTGGGGTTTACGGCTGAAGAGCAAGATCGACTTGACGATTGGAGGCAACACTGGCCTGACCGTCCAATTATTACGCCTTTGATAGAGAAGGGACTTACTAAAGACGACTGCAAGATAATGGTCCAGCGCGCAGGAATAGAACTCCCGTTGATGTATAGACTAGGTTATGCGAATGCAAATTGCATTGGCTGTGTAAAAGGTGGCCTCGGGTACTTCCGCGCGATTCGTGAAGACTTTCCGGAACAATTCGAAAGACTAGCGAACGCAGAAGCAAAAGTGGCGGATCTGCATGGGGAGAGTGCTTACATCCTGCGGCATCGGTCTGGCCCGCTGAAAGGAAAGAGATTTCCCCTAAGGGAATTATCTGCAGGGAAAGCCGAACGGAATGAGTCATTGCCAGAGTGTGGGGTATTTTGCGAGCTCGCCGAACAGGAGTACGCAGCATGAGCACCGCACGCCCCTCCAAGATTGTCGCCCGTACCGGCGATATGCCGCCCACCGGCAAGCGTGAGCCCACTGCATACCGTTCGCGGGACTGGATGGCGGCAGTGGCCAGCATCGGCACATGCGTGCTGTGCGGGCAGTACGGCGTCCAGGTAGCTCACCGGAACGAAGGCAAGGCCAAGAGCCGCAAGAACGACGATTGCCTCACTGCCGCCCTGTGCCCAGCGTGCCACACGGAAATTGACCAGGGCAAAGACCTGACGCGTGAAGAACGCCGCGCACGGATGGACAAAGCCATCGTTTTAACGCTGCAGGCGCTGGTTCGCGCCGGAAGGGTGAAGGTGTCCAATGAATGATCTGTCTCTGGCCGGCATGCTGCTGGCACCGCACAAACCTGCCCCGCGCATTACCCCGCAGCGGTTGAGCATTCGCGGATATGTCCGGCAGTCACGGGCGCCATTTTTGGCCGCGCAGATGGCCCTGGCCACCGGCACTTGCTACGACACTGCGCGGCGTCTGCTGCACGAATATGAGAAGCGCGGGCTGGTGCGCCGTTGCCGCAGGCTCAGCCCGGTCTATTTTGAGGCCACATGGCTGGGCCGGCAGAGGGGGAACGTATGACGCTGCCCGCCCGGATGTTTCGCGACCCCGCAATCGTTTATGAAGACAAGGAGGCCCACTCATGCAAGGGATGTGCTCACGAAGAGACGGTGCAGATGTTCGGCAAGCGGCACGACTACTGCAAGAAGGGCCAGCGGCACGGCTGGCGCTGCAAGAAATATCAGGAAAGGGCCAGCAAATGAATGAACTGACTGATTACCAGCGCATGCACGTACTTCTTGAAGATTGGGCGCGGTGGTCGGAGCGGTACCACATCAATCTCGGGGCGCAGACGCACTCGGTGGGGTTTGCCTCGGGCGGGTCAAGCCGGACTTTCGATGACCTCTGTGATGCCGCCGACGATCAGCAAATGGAGGTTATTGATGCGTCCGTCTATTCGCTTATCCCGATCCATCAAGCGGCGATCTGCAAAGCTTTTGGCTTGTGTGCGGTCTGGCGTTTCCCTCGCCAGAACTACGAGCAGGTGCTGGAAACAGGGCTGGCCCAGTTGCTCACACTGTTTCGGAAGAAGGGTGTGCTGTGATGGATTGCAAAATAGGCCTTGACGTTTTTATGATCATGGTCTACATTCAGGGGGTTGGGGCAAGTCGCGCCCAAAAGAAACCCGCCAGGAGCAATCCTCGCGGGTTTTTGCGTTTACCCCTTGCCGAAAGGGGGTGATCCTCGTCTCCCCGCGCTGTGAAGCGCCACCGTCCCGTAGATGGACACAATCAGCCAAACAGCCGTGAGGTATAGCCCACAACGGCGCCGGACGCTGTAACCGGCACCCACACGCCAGCCGCCGTCATCCCGCTGCAGCCCACACAGCGCGAACGCAGAGCCGAGGATCGTTCGGCGGCTGACTTGTGAGTAATCGCCGGAGGCCCGTATGGACGAAGACCTGGAAGACGCCGTATGCGACCTCAAGGCTGCGCTGTACGGGGCGCTGGACGCCACCCCGAATTGCCGGGCGGTGCTGCGCGCCCTGGCTGAGCTGTTGATCGAATATTCCCCCGACGACATCTTCGCCGAGGCCATTTTTACGGAGACGCTGAGCGATGCTGATGCTGGCTGTCTCACGGTTCACTGAGTTTTTTGTTGTCTCCTCCTCCTCCCATAGGGAATTGACCCCGGCCACGTGCCGGGGATTTTTTCTGAGCTACTAAATAGCGGGGCGGGAGTCAAAAAACACGGGTTTTTATCTGGCCAACCTACTATATGTAGTAGTGGAGAAAAAATAATGGCGCTAAACGACAAGCAGCGCCGCTTCGCGGATGAGTACCTGATCGACCTCAACGCCACGAAAGCGGCAGAGCGAGCAGGGTACAGCCCGAAAACAGCAAACGAGCAGGGCGCTCGGTTGTTAGCAAATGTTAGTGTCCAGGCATTGCTCACCGAGTGCATGCAGGCCCGCGCCAAGCGCACTGAAATCACGCAAGACAGGGTGCTGCAGGAGATTGCCCGGATCGCGTTTTTCGACCCGCGCACCCTGGTTGATGAAGAGGGTAAGCCGATCCCCCTGAAGCAGCTTGATGCTGACTCGGCGGCGGTCGTCGCCGGGCTCAAGCTTGAAATGCTCGGGGCTGTGCGCGAGTACAAGATCGCTGATAAGCTCAAAGCGCTTGACCAGTGCATGTCACATCTCGGCATGGGGAAGACAAAGGTTGAGCTGACGGGGTCGGGCGGTGGCCCGGTGCTTACTGGACAGGTCACACCCGAGCAGCTCGCCGAGGCCGTCCGTAATGTCCGAGACAAGTTTTAGCGACGCCGAGCGCCTGGCGGCAATTGGGTGGGCACGCGAGGACCTCTACGAATTTACGCGCTGGATGTTTTTGCATCGGCGCGGGTACCGCTGGCAGGCAGCCAAGCACCACAAGTTGATTTGCGACGCGCTCATGCGGGTGCATCGGGGTGAGTGCAAACGGCTGATCATCAACATTCCGCCGCGCTACAGCAAAACGGAGCTGATCAAGAATTTTGTGGCCTGGTCGTTTGGTCGCAACCCAGACTGCGAGTGGATCTACACCAGTTACTCAACTCGCCTGGCGGCGGCAAGCTCTTGGGATGTTCGCGGGCTGATCCAGGACCCCGAGTACCAGTCGATTTTCCCTGACGTCGTTTTGCGCGACGACAGTCAAGCTAAGGACGAGTGGCGGACGGCTGCGGGCGGCATCATGTATGCCACTGGCTCGGGGGGGACGATTACCGGCTACGGAGCAGGCAAGCATCGAGATGGATTCTCGGGCGCGATCATCATAGACGACCCCCATAAAGCCGACGAGGCGCGGTCTGATGTGATCCGGCAAGGTGTTATCGACTGGTTCCAGAACACACTGGAAAGCCGCAAAAACAGCCCGGACACGCCCGTCATTGTCATCATGCAGAGGCTGCACGAAAGCGATTTGGCTGGATGGCTGCTCAATGGCGGGAATGGCGAAGAGTGGGAACACCTTTGCCTGTCGGTCTGGAATGACGACGGCACGCCCTTGTGGCCGGAAAAGCACGACGCCGAAGCTCTGCGCAGGATGGAGACGGCGGCGCCGTATGTTTTTTCTGGACAGTATCGACAGCGACCAGCGCCGCCGAACGGGGGCATATTTAAACCGGACCAGATGCGTATCATTGATGCAATCCCGGCTGAGCGCATCGAATGGGTGAGAGGATGGGATTTCGCGGCGACGGAAGAGTCGGCATCTTCGAAAGATCCTGACTGGACTGTCGGTGGCAAGCTGGGCAAGCTGGCGGATGGCCGGCTGGTCATTGCTGACATTGCCAGGTTGCGAGCAGGCCCTGATGAGCGAGACGCTGCACTGACAAACACTGCGGGGCGTGATGGGGCTCTAGTAAAAATTAGCATCCCGCAAGATCCCGGACAAGCAGGCAAGACGCAGGCGCTGTACCTGACCCGCAAGCTGGCCGGATATCCAGTGCATACCTCCCCGGAGTCTGGCGACAAAGTGACGCGGGCTGAGCCGCTGGCTGCGCAGATCAACGTCGGCAACGTACTGATGCTGAAAGCCCCCTGGAATGACGCGCTAATCAGCGAAATGCGACTGTTCCCAAACGGCGCACATGACGACCAAATTGACGCGCTGTCGCGGGCCTTTGAACGGCTGATCGGCAGCAACACCGGCATGCTCGACTACCTGCAATCGCAGGCTGAGCAGGCCCGACAACGCAAAGAAGGAATGCTGAAATGACCATTGCTTACCGCCTGCCGGGCAATCAGATGACCATCAACATCGACGGCGCCATGCTGCGCGCTGCTGATGACGGATTTTTCCGCGTCGATTCCGGGTCACGTGCAGAGGCCGTGCTGCTCGCTGGCGGCGCTCAATTGGCCCCGGCTGGCGCAATCCCCGGGGATTCGTCGGATGTCGGCCTCACCCTCCCGGAGGTGTTGGCAGCCAGATCAGTAGTAGCTGGATACTCTTCGGATATTTATATTGGATCAAGAACAGGAAGAAAACTTGTAATTTGGGGAGACAGCACCGCCGCGCAAAATGATGCTAGTAATTCTGGCTATCGGTATCTCGGTAATGCGTGGGTACAGAAAGGGCTGTACTGCGCAGGGAATCCTCTTGACGTTGTCAACGTGGGTGGAAATAGCGGGCTGCGAACCGACCAAATTATTCCAAACTTTGCCGCCCAGGTTTCTGCATATTCGCCCGATTATGTGCTGTTGCCTGTGTGCACAAATGACCTTATCCAAGGGTATGGGAATTCAGCCGCTATCAATGGCTTGATGACAATGGTCGGCCTTGTCGAGAGTATCGGTGCAGTTCCCATTTTAAGCTGCCTCACCCCTGGCGATACTTGGGCCTCAAGTAGTGCAAATAGGGCTCTCTGGAAAACGCATAACACACTCGTCCGATCCATTGGCGCTGCGATGGGATATCCAGTATGGGACGGGTCTTCCGCATTCGCAATCACGGCAGGCGAACCGGATGCAATAGTCGGCACAAATGACGGCATCCATATGAACAACACCGGAACAGAGTATCTCGCTCCCGTACTCGGTGCGTTTTTCAAACAGCATTTCCCCCGTCGAAAGCTTGGGTCGCAGTTGGCAACCGGCAATCTCTGCACAAACCCGCTATTGACCGGGACGGGTGGGGCAAAACAATCTGGTGTTACGGGCGTGGTACCAGATGGTTGCACGGCAGCACAGGTTGCTGCATCTGTATCTAGCGTAGCGCTTAGAACTGATGGGGGACCGGGCAATTGGTGGCAGCAGTCGTTGACTCTTGCTGCGGGCACAGGATCAGTTTGGTATTTCGGAACCGCAACTCTTGCTGCTGCAGGTTTGGCCGTTGGTGATATCGTAAGGGCATCGGTTGATGTCGAGCTTGATAACGGAAGCTCTGGTTTGCATAGTATTGCCTTGAATATGTCATACACAGGGGGCTCTCAGACTTTGGCAATGTCCAATAATGACGCCACCAACAATGGTGTCGCAATCATAGGGGCTATCAAAAGACAGTTAGCTACTCCAAAAATTGCAATACCTTCTGGCACTACTGCAATCGGCATGTATCTGACAGTACAGACGAATACTTCAGCCGGTTCGGCTGTTGTTAGAGTCGGCGCCCCCAGCATCGTTAAGGTCTCCTGATTAGGCGCGTTTTAGAACTACTCCCCAGCCCGCCCTGCGCGGGCTTTTTCGTGCCCGTTCTTTCTGGATCCGCTATGGCTACTTTTTCTGATCTTGAGCCGTACATCGCTGGCGATGTAGCAGGCTGCAACCACACTTCATAAAACACAGGACAATCACATGTCACGCAACGCTCAAGGCCAAGCGATAGCGCCGGGTATTGTCGCGCAAGTCGCGGCGGGCCTGCGCTACGCGTTCACTGGCAATGCGCCGGATTGGTTCGGCCCGTTCAACCCGATGCCGCCGGCGGTATCTGGCGAGCAGGCCCAGCAAGCCGGGGTGGCTGGCCGGCGGTACGATTACCCGGTCGGTGCCAACGTCAATTTCCAGCCGCGTGCAACCGAGGCAATCAGCTTTCCGACGCTGCGTGCACTTGCCGAAAATTACGATGTGTTGCGGCTCGTGATCGAGACACGCAAAGACCAAGCGTGCTCACTCGCGTGGGGCATCCAGCCGAAGGACAAAACCAAGAAGCCCGATGACCGTTGCAAAGCCATCGAAGATTTTTTGGCGATGCCCGACCAGGAACATACGTGGGATGAGTGGCTGAGAATGCTGCTTGAAGACATGTATGTCATCGACGCTCCGACGCTCTACATCCGGCGCACGAAGGGCGGACAGCTCTTTTCGCTGGAGCCCATCGACGGCGCGACGATTCACCGTGTCATTGACGCGACCGGGCGCACGCCGATGGATGGCCCGGCTTACCAGCAGATCTTGAAGGGCGTGCCGGCCGTTGATTACACGCTCGACGAGCTGATCTACAAGCCTCGCAACATCCGCACGCACAAGCTCTACGGCTACTCGCCCGTCGAGCAGATCATCAACACGATCAACATCGCGCTGCGTCGTCAGATGATGACGCTCAACTACTTCACGGAGGGGACGGTACCGGATGCCCTGGCCGGCGTGCCGCTGGACTGGACGCCACAGCAGATCAAGGAGTTCCAGGACTACTGGGATATGCTGCTGCAGGACGACATGGCATCGCGGCGCAAGTTGAAGTTCGTGCCCGGCGAAATCGCCAAAAACTTCCACGAAGTCAAGGCCCCGCCCCTCAAGGATCTGTTTGACGAATGGCTGGCGCGTGTTGTGTGTTTCACCTTCTCCATCGAGCACACCGCTTTCGTTTCCCAGGTCAATCGCGCGACGGCGGAGACCACCCGCGAGCAGTCCCTCGCAGAAGGCCTTGCATCCACGAAGCAATGGATCAAGGTACTCATCGACCGGATCATCCTTCAGTGCTTCGGTTACACCGATCTGGAATTCGCGTGGGCGCCTGGCAAGATCATCGATCCGGCTGTGCAGCAAGTTGTGCTGAGCGGATATGTCACCGCCAAGATCCTGACCGACGACGAAGCGCGCGCGGAGATCGGCAAAGACCCGCTCACCCCCGAGCAGCGCGAGACCATGTCCCCGCCGCCACCGGTGATGGGTGGCGATGAAAAAGACCCGGACGGAGCTGACAAGGAGCCGCCATCTCCGGATGCCGGGAAGGTGCACAAGCGAAAAAAAGCACATCGGCAGATCGACAGGGATCGGTCTGCCGTGGCCACGAACACAAAGGCTTTTACTGATCTGATGTCCGGATACCTCTCCGGCAAGAAGGCGGGGATCATCAAGCAGTGCTGCGACCTCTTGAGTGCAGAGAAGCTGGAGAAGAAAGAGAAGGGCATCGACGATATCGATATCGACTTCTCCGATCTGCCGGAGGACGCCAAGGGCATCTTGGCCGCGATGGCGGTCGATGGCGGCGACGAAGCCCTGGCTCAATTCGACGTCTTCGACGAAGAGACGCTGAAGCTCGTGCGCCAGCAGGCGACCGAGTGGGCAGATGACCGCGCTGCAGAGATGGTCGGCATGAAGTGGGTCGATGGCGAGCTTGTCGAAAACCCGGACGCTGAATGGCAGATCACCGAGGGCACGCGTGAATTCCTGCGCTCCGACGTTGAAGCCGCGCTGGATGAAGGCTGGAGCACCGACGAGCTGAGTAGTGCGCTCGAAGAAAACTACGCCTTCTCGGAAGAGCGCGCCGACATGATTGCCCGCACTGAGATTGCCCGAGCGGACGTGGAAGGCACACGCGCCGGGTGGGACGAGATGGGCGTGCAGCAAGAAGAGTGGAGTGCGTCTCCAGGATGCTGTGACGCATGTCAAGAACTGGATGGTCAGATATTCGATCTTGGTGCCGCGCCCTTTCCGCAACATCCAAATGACGAATGCGCCCTTTTACCCGTCATTCCTGACGACGAATAGAGCATCACCACCCAATCCGAACCCGGCCGCGCGCCGGGTTTTTTATTTGGAGAATCGCAATGGCACTCAAGAAGCTCTTTGCTGAAATCAGCAAGGTCGAAGAGCAGGACGACGGCACGATCAAGGTGTGGGGCTTCGCCAGCTCTGAGGCTGTTGATTCGGACGGCGAGGTCATCACTGCGGATGCAATGAAAGCCGCGCTGCCCGACTACATGAAGTTTGGCGCGGTGCGCGAGATGCACCAGCCGCTTGCCGCCGGCACCGCGATTGAAGCGAGTGTGCAGGAGGATGGCAAGACCCTCTTCGGCGCGCACGTGGTTGATCCGGTTGCGGTCAAGAAGGTGCAGTCGAAGGTCTACAAGGGCTTCTCGATCGGCGGCAAGGTCACAAAGTCCGAGGGCAACACGATCACCGGACTGAAGCTGGTTGAAGTCTCCCTGGTGGATCGCCCGGCCAACCCGGAGGCCGTCTTCACGGTTGTGAAGATCGAAGACTCCACCGATCCGATTGATGTCCTGGCCGACATCCTGAACAAGGGCGAGATCACGCCCGAGCGCCTCCTCGAATTGATCAAGGCCGACAAGCCGGCGGAAGCCGACCCGCAGAAGCAGGTTGAGCCGGAGCCCGAGATCAAGAAGGGCATGTGGAGCGTGCAGGACTTTGCCGGCGTACTCAGTACCCTCGGCTGGATTGCCCGCGATGCCCAGGACGAGTCGATGTACGAGGGCGACGAAAGCCCGATCCCTGCCGCTCTGCGTGCGTGGCTTGCTGCTGGCATTCAGATCTTCAAGGACATGGCGGCCGAAGAAACCGCCGAACTGCTGGCAGGACTGAAGGCTGCGGCCGGCGAAGTGGATGTGCTTGAGCTTGCAGACAAAGGTCTCGACCTCTCCAAGACGGCCCCCACCGAAGACCTCACCAAGGCCGGCAAGCGCTTTTCCAAAGCGACGAAGGATGCCCTCGGGGCGATCCACAAAGCCGCTAAGGACGCATGCGACCACTTGGACAAGCTCGGCTACAACAACGATGACGACGAGGATGACGCCGGCAAGGCTGCGCAGGCAGATCTCGTCAAGGCCGAAGTTGCCCAGGTCGCCGAAATCGCCAAGGGCGTCGGCATCCAGATCACCGAAGGCGCTGACGCCGCCGATCTGCTGAAAGCCACGGTTGCCGAGCTGCTTACCGTCCGCAAGTCACTTGCCGATCTGCAGGCTCAGCCTGAACCCGCCAAGGGCGTCAAGACCGTCGTCGTAAGCAAGACGGAAGACGTCGCAGGCGCATCCGAGCCTGCAGTCGCCCCGGTCAAAAAGGACGACGGGACGGTGGACGAAGTCACGACCCTCATCAAGGCCGCTCAGGCCAAACCCATCAGCTTGTAACCCACCCGCTCACGGGTATTTTTAAAACGGAGAAACGCCATGTCATCTCTCAATGAGACCCTGGAGCTGGTCAAAACGGCCCAGAAAACCGCCTCGGCAGAAATCGCCAAGGCATTCACCCAGCCGGGATCGGCCACCACCGGTCTGCAAGGCTATGACCTGGAAGCGCCGGCCAAGAGCCTTTACCCGGTCCTGACGCCGCTGCGCAACAAGATTCCGCGTCGTGGTGGTGGTATTGCTACGCAGGCCAACTGGAAGGCCATCACCGGCGTCAACACCACCAACCTGCGCGCCGGCGTGTCGGAAGGCAATCGTGGCGGCGTGATCAGCCAGACTACCGCCGAATACTTCGCCGCGTATCGTGCTATCGGTCTGGAAAACAACGTCACGTTCGAAGCCGACTACGCTGCGCAGGGCTTCGAAGACCTGAAGGCGCTGGCTGTCCGCCAGTCGCTGGAAGCCACGATGATCAGGGAAGAAATGCTGATCCTCGGCGGCAACACCTCGTTGGCATACGGTACGCCGGTCACGCCGACGCTGGTCAACAACGCATCCGGCGGCACGCTGGCCGCCCAGACCTGGAGCGTCATCGTTGTTGCCCTCGGTTTGCAGGCCTACTGGGATGTTGCCGGTGCGAACAACGGCCGCGTGGGTCAGTCGCTCTCGATTGCCTCGGCTGTCGTGCCCAGCTCGATCACCCGGACCAACGCGGATGGCTCGACGGACACGTTCAATGGCGGCATCTCCGCCAAGTCCGCCGCTGCGACGGTCACCACCACCGGCTCGACCAGCTCCATCGGCGCCAGCACCACGGCCGTCACGGGAGCGGTGGCGTATGCATGGTACTGGGGCGCGAGTGGGTCCGAAGTCCTTGGCGCCGTTACCACGGTCAACAGCGTGCTGATCACCGCCGCCGCCACCGGTACGCAGACTGCCGCGTCCATCACCTCCAGCACCGACTTTTCCACCTCCTCGCTGGATTTTGACGGACTGCTGACCATCGCATCCAAAGGCCTGGGCTCTCAGTATCTGGCGCTGGGCACTGGCACGCCGGGAACCGGTACGACGCTGACCGCAGGAACTGGCCGCGTTGTTGAAATCGACACGATGCTGGCGAACTTCTGGGACAAGTACCGCCTGCAGCCGAACGAAATCCATATGTCGTTCCGGCAGTTCCAGAAGATCACCAATCTGGTCCTCGGCAGCACGAACCCGAACGTGATGTTCACCGTGAATCCGAATTCGCCGGAAGTCGTGGTGGCTGGCCGAAACGTCGGGAAGTATGTCTCGCCGATCAATGGGGTCATCATCGATCTGATCGTGCATCCCAACATGCCGCCCGGCACGATGTTTTTCAATACCACGCAGGCGCCGGCCTACGTGCAGGGCATCCCGGACATCGTCCGTGTGCGCACTCGCCGCGAGTATTACCAGATCGAGTGGCCGCTCCGCACTCGCCGGTATGAGTACGGTGTTTATGCGGACGAAGTCCTGCAGCACTACTTCCCGCCCGCCATTGGCGTCCTGACCAACATCGCCAACTAACCCAAAGCCCCGCTCCGGCGGGGCTGCCTCTTTCTGGAGAACCACATGGCACTCATCAAACTTGTCGCACCGGACGGCATCGTGAGCATTTCTCTCGGCGGCCAGGAATATGTCGTTGGAAAGAAAGGCGTCACGGATATCCCTGAAGAGCACGCGCTGAACCTCTACCAGTACGGCTGGAAGAACCCGGATGGTTCTGCTGACGTGCCCGACACCACCGCTGCCGCGAGCTGATCATGTCAGACCTCACCACCTTGGCGGCGGTCAAGGCCTACCTCAAGACACCGAATTCTGCGGCTGACGATCTGCTGTCAGACCTCATTACCCGGGCATCTGCGGCGGTCGAGAACTACTGTCAGCGCTCGCTCTTGTCTTCGTCACGAGTCGAGTTCCGGGACGGCACGGGTGGTGCAGTCATGCTGCTGCGCGAATATCCAATTCAGTCAATCCAGAGCGTTGTTATTGACGGCAATCTGATCCCGCCGTCTGCGTATGCGCTGTACAACCGTACCCTGAAGCTGACCGGGTACCGCTTCACGCGTGACCAGATGAACGTCTGCATCACCTACACGGCTGGGTATCTGACCGTGCCGCCCGACGTTGAACAGGCCTGCATAGAGTCCGTCGCGCAGATGTACAAGCGCGCGGAGCACATCGATGTGTCGAGCAAGAGCCTACAGGGCGAAAGCACGACTTACATTCAGACGGACATCTCTGCGGCAGCCCAGCAGATGCTGAACAACTACAAGATCGTGGCGCCGATATGATTGAGAGCTGGGTGACCGGTGATGCGGCGGTAGTCGCATCCCTCAAAGCAAAAGGCCCGCAGATCGTCGCGGCGGTGCGTGCATCGATCCAGAAGTCTGCCCTGCGCGTGCAGCGTCTTGCGCGGGAGAAGGTCAACGGAGAAGTTCTCAACGTCAGGACTGGCACATTGCGCCGCTCGATCAACTCTGCCATGGACGGCGACGACACCAACATCGTCGGCGTGGTCTCCACGAACGTGAAATACGCCCGGCGCTTGGAGTACGGGTTCCATGGCACGGAGACAGTGCGCGAGCACATGCGCATGATGACCGTCGCGTTCGGCAAGCAAGTCAAGAACCCGCACAAGATCCTGGTCCATTCGTTTTCGAGGACCGCCAACACCGCCGAGCACTCTTTCTTGCGCTCGTCTCTGCACGACCTGCAGGACCAGATCAAGGACGACCTTGAGCGGGCTGTCTGGAGGGCGCTTGACAATGGTGCGTGAAGACATTGACGCTGCTGTGTTCGCAAAGCTCGGGACGCTCGCCGGATTCAACACCACAAGCCGGCGCCTTGCGCACTTTGCTGACACGCCGGCCGAATCGTGCCCGGCCCTGTTTTACGCATCGGGCCGGGAAAAGTCAGTCACCGTGACCGGTCAGCCTGCTGTCTGGACCTTGGAGCGCGAAGTCTGGATCTACGTGAAGACTGACGGCATCGCACCGTCCACGCTCCTCAATCCACTGCTTGACGAAATCTGCAGCCTCATCGACCAGCAGAACCCGATCACGGGGCGCAACACCCTGGGCATCGACGGTGTCTCTCACTGCCGCATCGACGGGGTCATCGAGATTGCCGAAGGCACCCTGGCTGACACAGCCATCGCGGTAATCCCGCTCGAAATCCTCACCGCTTAACCCCCGCACTGCGGGCCAATCACAAAGGAGTTTGATATGCAGCTCACATTCGGTGCGGGCGAAGTATTCGCCACCATGATTCAGGATGCGCAGGGCAACGCCGTCACGAATCCCACCCCGATCCGTATCGCCGGCATCCAGGAAAGCTCTCTCTCGTTCGACGGCGAGTTGAAGGAATACTACGGCGCGAATCGCTACGCTCTGGCCACAGCCATGGGGAAGGTCAAGACGACCGGCAAGCTCAAGGCCGCCCTGATCAACGGACTGGCGCTGAACACGCTTTTCTTCGCATCGTCGCTGACCACCGGCACCATGAAGGCAATCTACGCCGACACCACCGGCTCGACGATCCCGGCGTCCACTCCCTACACCATCACGCCGACCATTCCCAATTCCGGCACGTTCGTGGCCGACATGGGCGTGCAGAACTCCTCCGGCCAGACTATGACGCTCGTGACCGGCACGCCGACCACCGGGCAGTACAGCGTCTCGGCCGGGGTCTATACGTTCGCCGCCGCAGATGCCGGCCAGACCGTCTACATCTCGTTCAGCTACACCTATGCAGTCACGGCAGCCAAGAGCATTCCACTCAACAACATCCCGATGGGCACCTGCCCGAAACTGGCGCTGTCGATCATCACATCCTACGGCGGCAAGAAGTGCCTCGTGGAACTCGCCGCGGTGACCAGCACCAAGCTTGCGATGCTGGCCGGCAAGAACGACGACTTCTCGGTGCCGGAACTGGACTATTCGGCGCAGACCGACGCCTCTGGTTACAAGCTTGGCACGATCTGGGTGCAGGAGTAATCCATGGTCACAAAATACAAGGGCATCGCCGTACAGCTCGGCGACGAAGAGCTTGTTGTGCCGCCGATTGCGCTGGGTGCGCTCGAACAGCTGCAGTCCAGGCTTTCCGGTTTTACCGGTGACGTGACAGACATCAGCCAGATCGGCTTGGTGCTGGATGTCGCGCTGGCCGCACTCAAGCGCAACTACCCGGAGATGACCCGCGATCAGCTGGCGGACCTCATCGACGTGGGCAACATGATGGAAGTATTCGAGGCCGTCATGGACGTGTCAGGACTCAAGCGCAAGGCCGCGCAGGGGGAAGCTCAGGCGGCAGTTTGACGGACTGGGGCGAGCTGTACTCCCACATCATCGCCTGTACCGGGTGGACGTGGGAGTACATCGCCGAAAACATCGACCTGCCGCGCCTGGAGTCAATGAACCGCTACTGGCGGAAATCCCCGCCCCTGCACTTGATGGTGCAGGCATATCTTGGCATCACCCCCACAGAAGACACATTCCCACCCTCCATCGAAGAGCAGCAGTACGTCCCGGCCACGAAGCTGACCAAGGACGAATTTGACGCACTCCTGAAAGCCAAGGGCCTGATCACATGAGCGATGACGACAAAATCGAAGTAAAGGTCTCGGCGAATACGGAAGGCCTCAAGTCGGGAATGGACGACTCTGCCCGGAAAACCGAAGAGACCACCGAGAGGATCAAAAAGAAGTTTCAGGAGCTGCAGTCGGAGTTCAAGAAGACTGAGGATCTTTTCAAGAAGGGGCTGAACCCGGAAACCTCCAAGATGAAAGAGTGGGGAGACGAAGCGAAGCGCGTCTTTCTTGAGACTCGGACGAACGAAGAAAAGGTCGCGAACGAACAGGCCAAGCTCAATGCGCTTCTGAAAGCCGGCGCAATTGACGCCGAGACGTTCAACCGGGCGATGTCGAAGTTCAACGTCCACCCCGCCGTAGAGGGTGGTGGATTTTTCACCACCATGAAAGAAGGCGGTGAAAAAGCGGCCGGCGCAATGGAAATGCTGAATCGGGCGTTTCTTGCCATCACCGCCGTGCTGGCTGGTGGCCAGATTTTCAAAGAGGTAGTTGGCGAGACGGCGAAAATCACAAGTGAAGCCATCAAACTGGAACGTGCATTCGGCATGGACTCCGAAGCAGCGTCCGCGTTGAATATCGCGCTGGAAGATGTTTTCGCGACATCAGATCAATACACAGAGTCTGCCACGAAGCTTGAACGCCAGCTGAAGACGAACGAGGCTGGCCTCAACAAAATGGGGCTTGCCACGCGTGACTCCAGTGGGCATTTGAAGGACCTCAACACGCTGATGCTGGACGCCGTGGAGGTCGTGAACAGTTACAAGCAGGGGACCGACAGGAACCTCGCATCGATGACGCTGTTCGGCGCTCGATCTGCCGACTTGGCTGGCATCCTCATGCTGACCAAAGAAGGCATGGAAGAAGCCAAGGAGAAGCAGGAAGCGCTGGGGCTGACTGTGACCGAAAAAGGGCAGAAGGCCTACATCGAATACAAAAAGGCCCTCGTCGAAGTAAATGACGTATTCATGGGGATCAAAAAGGCGATTGGCGACGCCGTCATCCCTGTGCTCACCAGCCTTGCAAAAGAATTCTCAGACAACGGCCCCTCTGCCGTCGAGCTTTTCAGCGCAGCCATCAAAGGCCTGCTTACTGCGTTTGAGCTGTTCAAGCTGCAGATCCAGGTTATGGGGTCCGTGGTGTCCAATGTCATGCTGACCTTGATGGATTTGGGTGAAGGCTTTGCCGACTTCTGGAAGAAGGTGCTTTCTGGAGACTTCTCCGGAGCCATGGAAGTCGCCAAGCACAACCTCAAAATCTTCGGAGAGGATGCCAAGCGCGTATTCACCGAAGTCAAGGATGTCGCAGACGACAACGCAAAAAAGATTGCCGCCATCTGGGATCCTGATAAGTCTGGCGCGGCGAAGGTCGGGACCCAGGGTGATAAGACTATGGGCGAAATGGGCACGAAGCACAGCCGGGTGCCCGAGTGGGAAACCGAACTTGAAGAGCTGAAGACGCACCTCGCCGAGGAAGCGAACGCCAAGGGCCAGTACTTCAAGATGTCCGAGCAGCAGGAGCTTGAATACTGGCAGAAAGTCAAAGCGCAGCATCAGCTGAGCCAGGAAGAAGACATCTCCGTCCGCAAGAAGACGGCAACGCTTGGGCAGGAGATCCTGAAGAATGGCTTCGAGGCCACAATCGCAAAACTGAAGGAAGAAGAGGCGGCGGCCCGTAACAATGCCGAGGCCAAGATTGCGATTGCGAAGCAAGAGAGCGATCGAATCAAGCAGTACTACGGTGAAGGCTCGAAGGAATATCAGAAAGCGCTGCAGCACGAGGATCAACTCGAAAAAGAAGCGGCGAAGCAGCGCCTGGAAATCGCCAAGGCCACCGCCGAGCAGATCCGCGATGTGAAGCTACAGGCTGTCCAGGCCGACGAAGATTACGCCAAGCTGCAGTACGACCTTGGCAACATCACGAACGCCCAATTGCTGCAACAGGAATTGGTCTTCGAAGACCGGATGAACGAGATCAAACGGCAAGCTCTCCAGGCACGCGCCGACATGCTTGACCCGCAGTCTGATCCCGTCGCCAAGGCGCAGATTGACGCCCAGATTGAAGCGCTGGAGCTACAGCATCAGCAGAAGATGCGCCAGATCCGCAACCAGCAGGCCACGAACGAGAAGAACAAGGACCCGCTCAAAGACCTCGGGACAGATCTTGGCGCCGCGACCGGCATGAAGGACGGTGGAACGCTTGGCAACAGCATTTTCGGGTCTTTTTCAAATGCTCTAGACAACATGTCGTCACGAGCAAAAACATTCCGGCAAAACATAGAAGACATGAATAAGTCGCTATATCAGTCTTTTATGCAAAATCTAGTAGTTAATCCGCTAAAACAATATAGCGCTGCTATTGCAAGGATGATTGCCGAAAAAATTGGGCTTTTAACTCAAAGTCAAGCAGCAGACAAAACATCAGATGCATCTGCAATCATAAGTGCCAAAGCGAAGGCGGCCGCCATAATCCCTGCCGAAGCATCGACTGCTGCGGGTGGCGCAGCATCTGCGATGGCATCAATTCCATATGTTGGTCCGGCTTTGGCTGCTGCCGCTTACGCCGAGACCTTCGCGCTCGTGATGTCCGGTCTTGCAACAGCATCTGCAGCCGGGGGTTATGACATTGATGCAGGGGTCAATCCTGTCACGCAACTGCACGCCAAGGAAATGGTGCTTCCAGCTAAGTATGCTGACGTAATTCGCGGGATGGCTGATGGCGGCTCAGATGGATCTGGTGCGACGAACATCCATATTCACGCTGCTGACGGTAAGAGCGTGCAGCGCATGCTCATGAGCCAGGACCGCACCATTGCAAAAGCACTCGTGAGAGCAGTGAAAAACGGGGTTCGATCATGAGCAGGATCATCTTCCCTGACCTGCCAGGGCAGAGCATCACGCTCATCCGCAATCCGGTATGGAGCACGTCCATCAAAGAGTCTGTGGCCGGCGTGGAAACGGCCGTGGGCCTCTTCCCGTGGCCGCGCTGGCACTACACCGTGCAGTACGAGGTGCTCCGCATGCGTGCGGCGACGGACGAGCTTGCGCAGCTTGCGGCCTTTCTTTGCAAGTGCCAGGGGCAGGCCCAGACGTTTTACTACACCGATCCGGACTACAACACCTGCTCTGCCGTGCAGTTCGGTACGGGCGACGGTTCCACGACGCTCTTCCAGTTGGCCAGGATCATCTACGACTGGGAAGAGCCGGTGTGGGCGCCGAATACCTATGTCATCTTCAAGAACGGCACGCAGCTCACCGAAGGGACTGACTACACGATGGGCACGACAGGGCAGGTGCAATTCACCGCTGCGCCGGCCTCTGGCGCCGTCCTGACGTGGACGGGAACCTACTACATGCCCTGCCGACTGATGAAAGATGAAGGCCCGGACATGGAGCGCATGGTTTGGTATCTCTGGAAAACCGGGAAGCTTGAATTCAAGAGCAAGGTCTATCCGACATGATCACGCTGACATCTGACCACCAGACGCTGCTCAACACCCGGCAGTTCCAGAGCTTCGATCTCTACGACTGGACCTTCCAGGATGGGTCACACATCCGCCTGTGCGGGAATGCCCGGACAGTGATCTGGAACGGAACCTCCTATCTGGGGTCTGGCCCGATCCTTGAACGTGGTGATCTGCGAATCTCTCGCGGCCTGGATGCCGATGAGTTCAAGCTCAACATTCGCCCGCGCGAGGACTCCACGCTGAACGGCATCGGCTGGTATCAGGCGTGTGCCAACGGCTTTTTTGATGGTGCGCAGTTCGTGATGTATCGCGGGCATGCGCCGCTTGGAAGCGCATTGATCACCGGCGCCGTGATCCGGTTCAAGGGGTTTGTCGACACGGTTGATACCGACGACACGCTCATCATCGAGATGAACCACAAGTCTTTCATGATGGTGCTGGGCCGGCAGTGGCCACCGTTTGTCTATCAGTCTGGATGCTGCCGCACTGTCTATGACACCGGGTGCACGCTGTCACGATCAGCTTGGCAGACCACAAGTTCTTGCCTTGCCGGCAGTACGCAGACGGTTATCCAGACCTCTCTGTCGCAAGCGGCCGGCTTCTTCTCTGGCGGCGAAATCCGCTTCACTGGCGGCAACAATGCCGGCGCACGCCGCACTGTCCGGCTGCATGCCTCGGGCGCCCTGACACTTGCCTACCCGCTCAACTTCGCGCCAACAGCCGGCGACACTTTTGCGATCTGGCCCGGATGCGACGGCACTTATGCGACGTGCACCGGGAAGTTCTCCAACGGCACCCATTTTTCCGGTGAGCCGGTAATCCCAGTCCCCGAAACGACGTACTGACATGACCCAAGACGATATCGTGACCGCCGCGTTGCGGTGGATCGGCACGCCCTATCACCACGCCGCGCGCGTGCATGGTGCCGGGGTAGATTGCGCCCAGCTGCTCTATGCCGTGTTCGTCGAAGACCTGGAAATTGTTTCGGCTTTCGACATCGACAGCTATCCCTGCGACTGGATGCAGCATCGCGAAGAAGAGAAGTTTCTTGGCTACATCACCCAGCACGCTGAAGAAATCACTGACCCGCAGCCGGGCGACGTGGTGCTCTACAAGTGGGGCCGCTGCTACGCGCACGCCGGGATTGTCAAGTCGTGGCCGGACATCATCCACGCGGATTTCCGAGCGGGGCGCGTCATTGTCTCTGCCGGTGATGCCGGGCGCTTGACTGATCGCGAACACAAATTTTTCCGGGTGACGAAATAATGTTCGGTGGCGGCTCGACCTCTTTGTCTGGGCAGGACAGCAAGATCCTGTCTCTGCGCGTCTCGCAGAGCACGCAAGGCATCACGAAGACGGTGGTCTACGGCAAGACTCGCGTGTCCGGGAATGTCGTCTGGTACGGAGACTTTACGGCGCACGAGCACTACTCAAGCACGAGTGCCGGCAAGGGCGGCGGCGGTAGCGGATCGACATCGGTGTCCTACACCTACACCGCTTCGCTCATGCTCGCGCTGGGCATGGGGACGATATCCAGCGTCACCACGGTCTGGAAGGACTCCAGCGAGTATGCGCTTGCAGACCTGGGTTTTGAGCTACATTCGGGCGCGGTCGGCCAGTCTCCCTGGTCGTATCTGTCATCGTCTCACGCAGACGTGGCCTACCCGTATTCCGGGCTGGCTTATGCCGCGTGCGCAAATTACGACTTGGGCACAGACGCTTCGACGCCGCAGTGGTCTTTCGAGGTAGTGGGCAATCTCTCGTCTGCGAGCAACGGCGATGCCCTGCCGTCCGCCGTGATCTCGGACATCTGGACCAACACCACATACGGCCTGTCTCAGGACTCGTCTGTCCTGCATGACATGAGCGACTACGCGCTGTGGTGCTCAGCAAACGGGTTCACCGTGAGCATGGCTTGCTCTACTCAGCAAGAGGCGCGCTCGTGGATGCAGCAAGTGCTGGACGCTACTCTTGCGGTAGCGATCCCGTCTCAAGGCACGATCAAAGTCATCCCACTGGGAGACCAAGCTGTCGGCTCATGGTCGCCGAACGCAACGCCCGACTACGATCTGACCGACAACGATTTTCTGTCAATCCCGACATTCAGCCGGACCCAGCCCAGGGACGCATACAATCGGGTGACGCTCGCGTACCAGAGCCGAGCGAACTACTACAACACGACGTCGCTCACGCAGCTCGATCTGACCAATACCACGATCTACGGGGTCAACACCCAGCAGCTGCAGCTGGACTGCATCACCGACGATACCATGGCCGCCACCGTGGCCGCCGCCACGCTCTCGCGCCAGCTCAACATCCGGCAGACCGGCGAAGTGGTGGTCGATGACCGATTCATTGCTGTCGAGCCCATGGACTTGATCACCATCCAGTCCAATGCGCTGGGCATGTCGAAAAAGGTTTTCCGGGTTACAGAGGTCGATGAGTCGGCTGATTTTCAGATCACTCTCAAAGTCGAAGAGTGGCCTTTCGGCGCGGCCCAACCGACAGCAGTAGCGACCCAGGCGTCTGCCGGGTATGTGCCGAACTACAACGTTGCTCCAGGCTCTGCGAACACCCCCGTGATTTTCGAGCCGCCGCAGTCTCTTGCTGGCAGCGCGGAAATCTGGCTGGCAACATCAGGTGGAGATAATTGGGGTGGGTGTCAGGTCTACATCTCGCTCGACGGCGACACATACTCGCAGATCGGCACGATGTCTGCGAAGTGCCGGCACGGCTACACCACGGCGACATACCCGTCTGCGGGCGACCCGGACAACACCAACACCCTCGCGGTTGATATCTCGACATCTGCCGGGCAGCTGACGGCGGTTACGGCGGCTGTCCGCGACCTGTTTGAGTCGCTCTGCTTCGTCGGCAACGCTTCGGGCGGCGA